TTAAGAGGCGCTCATCGAGGCGCTCGTTTGCCCACGGTGTACTTCCGGCCTCGTAAAGCTCGGCGGCGATGGTGCCGAGATCGTCGAAGCTGTCCGGGTGGTCTTGCCAGATGAGAACCTCGTCAATCACGCCCCGATACGGTTTGTCGGCAGCGATGAGAGTCCCCGTCGAGCGAGAGCCTCCGATAGTCATCGGTAGCTCTGGCGTCGACGGTGTGGCCGTGGAGCCGTAGGTCGTCCCATTACTAGGAGCCTCGGTGCCGTTGATCCAACATCCGTAAAATTGCGGGTCGGGTGGGCTGCCATAGTAAAGAGCCCTGTCTGCGGTCCACCAGTTCGCCAGCGTGGCTCCTGGCTCCATCGCGACGAGTAGGTGCTGCTTGCCCGTTAGGTCGAACTTCGTGTCGAAGTTTTCGATGTTGATGAGAATGTGATTTGTGGCGGTGTAGAAGGCGACCTCAATCGCTCGCCCTTGCCCTGTTATCTCATAGAGCAAGACGTGACCGGAGGTCCCTGAACTGTGGCTCCCGGCTTGCGCTAGAAGGCCGTGATATGCCCCATCGACTGTGAGGTCCATCCAGAGCGAGAGAACAAGACGCCCCGAGTATGGCTCAAGGAGAAGCTCGTCGACTTGCGCGAAGCCATCAGGGTCGTCTTGCCCCCACGCTTCAGCCTCGCCGTCAATTACAGGAGCGAGCGCCTTTAGGCCGCCGGTGTGCTTCCACTGCTTTGATGTCTTTCTCTCAAGCCAGCCCGAGGTCCCAACTTGGAACCATCGGTCCGGCTGCGTTGCGAGCGAGTTGACCTCGGCCTCCCATGCAGTCGCCGGAGCGACGCCCTGAGCGATGAGTCCGAACAGGTCGAAGCATTCGAGCTCGACGGTCTTTTCTGTCTGGCGGTCGACCTGAGGCCAAGTGTCGACGTAGCCTCGCCAGACTGTCTCAGTCGTTGCGCCCTTAGTGAGTCTGAGCCTGATCGGGACGCCGTCGACTACGTCTGGGTAATAAGCGCCGGAGGTGTTCTCTGGGTTGAAGTCGTCGCTCTGATTGTTGAGGGTGAGCTTGAGAGATCCCACTCCGATCTTGTCCGAGAGAGTCGGCCGGCCCTTCTCGGCGACGATGCCAGAGGAGACGAGGACGCTCGTCGAGATGTCGGTCCAAGTGGGAGCGGCGTCATCTGGTCCAGTCGCTCCGAAGCCGACCTCGACCGTGATCGTCATTTCTCCTGGTATCGACGCTGTCATCGGCCAGCGCCAGAGAGAACCCCAGACGAGAGGATGCCGGTCCGAGCGGCTTTCGTAATCGTGTCAGTAATCCAGCGGACGGAGTCCTGAGCAACAGGTCCGGCGAAGGTGACCGGGACCGAGACGTGAACCTGAGAAGCTCCTCGACCGCCGCCAGCGATAAGCGTGGAGACGCCTCGGAGCATGGCTTGAGTGTCGCCGGCGTTCATGATGAAGCCGGAGGAGCTCGGCGTAAAGAGCTCGGGGCCCTTCTCGTTAACCTGGTAAGTCTGATTTCCGACTCGACCGCCCCTCGCCATCGGCGTGAAAGGGTTTCCGTCTCTGCCGCCGCCGTTGAGCAACTGCCCCAAGAAGCCGCCGACGTCGGCCATCCTCGGATAGATCGTCGTGGTCCGGTCTCTCGAAAGATTCTCCAGCGCTCGCGCTGCGCCCTGATAGTCGCCAACGTCGATCCTTGCTTTGTACTCAGTCAGCTTCGAGGGTGGTGTCTGGGCGATGATGCCCTGCAGCGCTTCAATTCTGAACCGGGCGTCGGCGTCGCCCGTTAACTTCATCGCCGTGTTGACCTGCTGAGGAGTGAGTCCGAGAGTCTGGAGGTACTTCTGAGTCTGGACGTCATTGAGTCCGAGCTGCTTCGCCTGGCTTATGTAACCGAAGCGCAAGAGGTCCGCCTTCTCGGCAACCTCCTCCGCCGTTGCGCCCTGCTCGACAAGGCCGGACAGATAGCTAGAGTTTGCGTCGCCAGCACTGACAAGCGCCTCGATGCTTTTTTGCTGCTCCTCGGTGTACTGGCCGAGGGCGAGCTTCGTCAGGTCGATGTCTTTCGGGAGTGCCTTGATGTCAGTTCCGAAACTTCTAAACGCTGAGCCCATGCTTGAAGCGTTCGAGATGGCGTTGTCGAAGACAGTCGACATTTCCAACGACCCGGCAAACGACTCCGCCGCTGCGGCCGCTCCACCTGTTGAAAGCGTGGTCAGCTTGAGCTGTTCGTCGAAGCCCTCAAGAACCGCCTTATTCTGAGCGATCAGGTCGCCGCTGAGGTCGAATTCGTTACTTAGCCCCGCTGTCGCTGCGGCTGCGGCTTGAGTGTTCTCCTTCGTGGCTTCGAGCTTGCCTCGCATACCGTCTAGCTCATTTTGGAACATGCTCACTGCGATCCGAGAGGCGTCGCTGCCGTCTCCGAGGTTGTACTGAGCGCCGGTCAGAGCTTCGAGTGAGCCTTGCAGAGTCGCAGTGTCGCCGCTTGCGGCTAGGTCGTTCAGTACTCTCAAAGCGTCATCGAACTGGATCGTTAGTCCATCGAGGCTGAAGCTCTTGGCGATCGTGTCGGAAAATGTGATGATGTCGTAAAAGGAGTCTGCAGGCTTGGCGGACGATTCCGCCATTTGCTGAAACGACTTCGCCGAGACTTCGCCGGTTTTAATTAACTCGGTGCTCAGCTTCGTCAGTGCGGTGTCGTACTTTGCAGCGTCGAAGGCCGCCTCGTTGAGAGCGGAGGCGATCTCATAGATCGCTATGGCTGCGCCGACTGCGGCGATAACGCCGGCGGCCTTGCCGACTCCGGTCAGCTTGCGCTTGGCATTGTCGCCCTCGCCGCTCATTGTCGTGAAGTTGTCCTTCATCTTCATGACTGCGCCGGTGCCGACAGACAGCGAGCCAACTAGCCCGGCTCCGATGGTGCCTATCGCCGCTAACTTGCCGGTCGCCTCGGCGGCCGCTGGACTAATCTCTCCGGCGGCGGCTGCCATGTTCAGCAGTGGGTTGACAACCTCCAGCACTCCCGCCCCAAGTGACTCGCGCAACTCGCCGAACTTGTTGTTCATGATCTCAAGCTGGCCGGCGAATGTTTGCCCCTCTGCCTCGGCGAAGCCTCCGACGGTCGAGCTGAGTGCTGCGACGGTGCTCTCTGTAGCGGTCGCCCCTCCGCCGAGGTCCGTGACAGCGATGCCCATTTTTTTTAGGGCCCCAAAACTGCCCTCACTTGATTTGCTCACGGCCTTTGAAGCTGTGTCCAGATCCACGCCAAGCTTGCGCGAGAGGTCGACGACGAGCGGGGTCAAAGCGAGGACTTCGTCTTCGCTCTTCCCGAACTGAACCATGAGCGCTTGAGCCGAGACGATGGCGTCGTCGTCTGCAGCGGTGACCTTCATGAGCGCCGAGGCCTGATCCCTGAGCGCCTTGCCGTTGCCGGCGAAGGCCTGATCTGAGTTCTTGATCGAGTTGTTTAGCTTGAGCTGTTGGTGCTCAGCCTCGGAGGCATCCTTCGCTAACGAAGCAAGGCCAGCGCCGAGGGCGATGGCACCGATGACAGCGCCCGAGCCGAGCGACATCATCTTCGAGGACATGCGGTCGATGCTCTTTGTCGCCTTGCCGAGGTCCTTGTCGGCTGTGTTGCCGACCTTCTTAAACTCTCGGATCGCCCCGCCTGCGTCTGCAGTAATGAGCATCTGCAGCTTTTCCATTAACGCCATAACGGGCCCTCCTCTGTAATCACTTGCTTGACATCGACTCGCTCAGGAGCTGAAGCTCCCTCACTGTCAGGCTTCGGGTTTGGGCTGGGGTCCAGTTGAAGCTGGCTGCTCCGAAGACGATCCACTGGTCGAGACTGATGGATCGTCCTCCGCTTTTGGGAGTCCTCCGCCATAGGTGTCTGGAAGATCGTCGGGTACCTGGACGAATACGTCCGTGATCGTCCGCACGGTCAGCACCTCGGGCTCGCAGCCCATCTGAGCGCAAGCCGAGCGATAGATGTATTTCGCAGAACGTGCGGATCGAAACGGACTGCTGAGCAGTTGCCACCACTGCTCATCGCAGTCCGTTTCAAGTTCGACAAGCTGATCGAGCGTGAAGTCCGCCAGTCTCATCTGTCCGCTAGGTGTGTTGACGGCCCACTCGTCAGCCATACCTAGATGCCGGTGCTGCTAATGATGGCGCTGGCGGCGTTGAAGCTGCCGCTGATCTCGACGGCTCCGTCGACTGCAGTGCTGACGCTCATGTCGAAGTGAGCAGTGCCGAACCAGTAGAGCGAAGCGTTGTCGGTGAAGTTCGGGTACAGGTAGACCTTGCGGCCAGAACTGACGCTTGTGGCGACTGCGAACTGAGCGCCGGCGGTGTCGAAGTAGCCGGAGAAGCTTCCACTCGCTGAAGGGATACCGGGCACAAAAACATGGACGGCGTCGCCGAACGCGGTGACATCCGTGTTGTCGGTGGAGAGGTCGAGTGACCAGTCCTTGAGGAGTGCAACCGGAACGGCCTGTCCGATGCCTGTGGGAGTGACGTCTGCGAGCAAACGTCCTTTCTTGCCTGATACTGCTGCCATGATCTGGCCTCTCTTTCGTTGACTAGAACCCGGCCGCCGTGATTAGCTGCCGGGCATTATTCGGGAACGTGCGATCTGCGACCGCCGCTCTTGCTAGAGCAGCCTGCGCCGCCCGTTCTTGAGGATGAGCTAGTGCCCATCGGATAAGTTCTCCGAGCTCCTCGGGACTATCGAAAGTCGGGAGCATCGGAAAGAGTTCGTCGGATTCGCCTCGGCTCTGGCGAGCTTGCCAGCAGCCAGAAGCTGCGAGCTCGATCTCTCTCGGACCAACGGCCCAGCCTTCAGCAGTGTCGGAGACGTCGCCGTTCGTCTCGGTGCGGTAGAGGTTGAATGAGGTGCGGCTTCGGCGGTAGAGATCGGCGGTGTCGGAGTTGTCGATGCAGTCCTCGACGTCATGGACGACTCGCTCGGTCAGTGACTCGGGGACGTTCTGCCAGTTGCCAGCGAGGCCGAGCTCGATGCCTGACCAGTCGCATCGCTCCATGAAGGCGACCCTCGACGGGTAGCCAGTGCCGACGAAGATGCAGTCCCGAGCCTCGATGCTGACCTCGCCGGGATAGTGAACAGAGGGTCGATATGCGTGAGGCGTGTAGATGGCGTTCGTCAGGTTCTGGAACTGTGCCAGGTTGGTCGGATCGTTGAGCGCTACGACGTCGAAGGTCGAAGCGGCTGAGAGCTGGCGAGTGTCCTCATAGGGCGACTCTGTGAAGATGCAGGCGGTCTTCATTCCACGGCTGCGACAGACTGCGATGAACTGCGGGTCCAAGATAAAGCCGGAGACAAAGACGATTAGATCGGGCCACCAATAAAAAGCGCTCTGGCTGAGTCCGCTGAGAGCGAACTGATAGACGTCCTCGGGCTCGTTAAACGCTCGGATGAATGTCCCGTCGGTCTTGGAGAGGTGAGCTATCCCGCCCCACGTCAGGCGCTCGCCGAGGTTGTAATGGGCGACCTCATGACCGAGAGTCTCGAAGCCTTCAGCCCAGCCGTCGTAGACATCCTGAACCGAGAAGCTCGGGCCGGGATGGACGAGCAGAACGCGCACTCAGTTAGCCTCTGCGAGGGCGATGATCTGGGTCCGCTTGTAGGCCTGAATTGCGGGCTGAGTGCCGGCCTTAATTCCAATCGACCAGGCGTTCGTGCCTCGTCTGCCTGGATGGTTGACTCGGGCGTAGAAGGCCGAGCTGCCGAAGTGCATCGTCTTCTTCCCGCCTCGTCGCTTTGACTTCGGAGTCATGACGTGCGGAGGCGAGCCCTCCTCCAAGAAATTCCAGATGCCGAACGGCTTCGCCTTGAGGATGGCGCTCGCGTGTACTCCACCTGTGACCTCGAAGCCTGCTCCGAGCCTCGGGCTCTGCTTGCCTTTCCAGCGTGAGAAGCGGAGGTCGCCGCCGGTGAACTTGGCAGCAGAGCCGAGCGATGAGCCTTTATAGACGACCGCCGCTGCAGTCACTGCTGTCTTGTTGACGTTCGCCATCGCCTCGCCGTAGTTGACGATCCTCTGCCCGAAGGCGTGCGCGTTGTTCGTTGTTGCCATTAGGTCAAGACCTCGACGGTTATATCGGCGGCGTAATAGGGGACGTCTGCGATGCTGACCTCTCGGTAGTTCCCGATGGTGTTCACTCGCAGGTTGACGTCTGGGCTCGCTGCGTTGTCGATGGCGGCCACGATTGAGGAGCTGCCCTCGGAGTCGAGCATCGCATCGAGGAAGGTGAGCTGATCGACGTGACGGTGCGAGACCATGACGGTGACGTCGACCGAGGTCTCTCGGTAGCCGTCGAAGCTAAGCGGGCGGATCGTGAAGCCAGCGACGAAGACGGCCGGCGCTGCGATGTCCTCGGGCGGGAAGCGGTAGATGTTTATTCCTGGACAGGTTGAAAGCGCCGAGGCGATAGCGTCTCGGATCTCGCCGTTCGTGATCTCGCTCACGCGATGCCGAAGTTCCCGCCGTGGCGATACGGCTGCAGCATCTGAATCGCCCGAGGGCTCATCGACTTAGAGACCCGAGTCACGCCGAAGTCTGCGAAGCCGACAATCCCGAGCGGAGCGGACTCCAGCTTCATGACCTCGGCGACGATGATCCGACAGGCTTGCTTGACTTCGACCGGGACTGCAGGCCAGCCCCATGTCCCGTTGATCTTGATGAGGCCACGCCGGCCAGTAGGGACGACGACCGAGAAGGTGACGTTATCGAGGAGGCGGAGTTCAGAGAACGGCTCAGCTATCGGAGCCCTCGTCGCTGCTCCGACTGGGCCGAGCTGATACTCGCTCGCCGTGTAGGTCGTTGAGTAGGTGCCGTCTCCGGCTCGGTCCTCGGTGATCGAGGTCGCCGAGGTGAGATCATTGAACGCTCCGAGCGTGAGGACCTGAGAGTCATCGGTGTCGAAGTAGCGGATGGAGGTCTCGGAGTAGAAGTGGCGGCCGCAGTACTCGTCAATGAGGCGACTCGATGCCGTGACGACATCGTCGAGCAGTGCTGTCGAGCCGGCGAGGTTGACGCCTGTATAGGCCTGAGCCTCGGCGCTTGTGATGTAGCCGTTTGTAATGGTCATTCGGTCATCTCCATGCCGCCGCTCGGACGTCTTCGCCGTGAATGTCGAGGACGTGCTTCGAGAAGCAGCCCTCCAGCACTGCAGCGAGAGCGCTGGGGTCAATGTTCTGGTAGTGCTCGCCCGGCTGCAGGCGTCCGCCGTCGGCTGCTGAGTGAGGTGCTCGGCCGTAGCCTGCAGCGGTGAAGACGAACAGGCCGCCGTCAGGGTCGACCAGGTGCGAAATGTGGCGGATGTGCTCGGGCCATTCGGCAGTGTGCTCGGCGACCTCTAGGTACAGAGCGACGTCGAAGGTTTCGACTGAGCCGAAGTCCAAGACGTCGCCGACCCATGTCACCTCGGGAGCCTCGACGAGGTCGATGATCTCGAAGGTCGAGTTCGAGTCGAAGAGATAGCGCCCGTGGCCGT